TTAGTTCGAGTGATGGATATTCCACTCATCACGAGTAATTTCCCACAATTCTGAGTCTAAAAGTCCACCGATAAATTGTGCCTTTTCAGTTTTGATTAATCGCATGCCGCTACTGGCTGAAATTTGCTGAGAACGTATGTTTTCTGCCGCTTTTGATGTTCGCAAAACGGGCTTATTCAAAGTGTTAAACCAGTAATTTGTTGCCTCAATACTGGCTTCCCGCATTAATCCTCGACCCTGATATTCAGGTACCAGCCAGAAACCACGATTATTATCTTTCGTATCGTCCAGGCTGATAACGCCTATCAAATTGTCAAGATCATCCCGAAGCCGTATAGTCCAAAACCAAGCGAGTCCTTTTGCCATAGCAGGCAGGGCGATGTTATCAACGTAATGCGATGCAGCATTGTCCGGGTAAGGCCAAGGAATCGATGACACTAAATAGCGCACAATCTCCCAGCGTGGAAAGAGTTTCTGAATTTGGAGTGCATCTTCAGAAACTAATGGCTTTAACAGCAAGCGCTCTGTTTTTAGCGTGGGTATCTGCATACGTTCTTCTCTACTTGTTTCTATTATCCGGTCTATACCTGATTGAAATTATTAGCTACTTCTATAGATAGTCCAAATACGCTTGGCTATATTCATTGTCTTACAACCTTACAAAACTGAAAAAACGACGTTACTTGTAAGGGGGAGCACGGAACGTTTTGGTCACGTATCTTATCACTTTCCACTATATAAAATTTGTCTCTGGATAATAGGGCATCAGTAATATTTGTTCCATATCAAGTCAACAAAGGGGCAAGATTCGAAAGATTGTCGCCATTTTGTCTGGCCGTCCAATGAGGTTCCTTAGATAGCCCACATACCTTGAGAATAACGTCGTCACTGATTAAAAAGAGAGGATGGGGGAAGCCATTGAGAATGGCGCGAGGAGTTGTTTTATAAGAGTATATAAAAAAAGACCTGATACTAATCGAATTAAAATTAATTGAATAAAAACAATGTGTTGAGATTATTTATTGTAATATTTGGCGACAGAGTGGCGGCAGAGAAATTGGTGATCGGTTTGTGGGGGGCTTACGGCATCCATGCTGTTTAGCCCATAGTCTATAAATGTGTCCAGTATCGAACAATCCATAAGCATCGAGATTAGTTGTTGCCTCTGATAATCCTGTGAAAATAGCTACTTATTAGAATGAAATTCCGTATGAGTTATTATCTGTGGATTTATCCAGTAAAGATCGACACATATCTTGTAAAATGGTGTAGTCGGGAATAGTCTAAAGCACTATATGTTGTGTTTGGTTGTTATTGCATGCACATTATATAGTAAAACTATTTCAATCTGAGGACTAAGTCATGGCTAAGAATACAAAACAAACGTCTAGCAAAGTCGCTTCGACCGCTGGAAAAACTCTCAATGATCCAAATGCCTCTGCAATTCAAAGGCGCCTTGCGGCTTCAGCTCTTGCCCAGCATGGGACTTCAAGCCAGACAAGCGGTGAGATGGAACGTGTTGCATCCAAGGCTCTTGATAATGCTCGTTCAAGCGAGCTAACAAAGACGCTCGCCGCAACTGTACTTTCGCAGTCAGTTAAAGAACGGTAAAACGTTGCCAGAATAATGCCAGTTGTTTCATATGACTGGCATTATTACGTTTTTAGGTTTTAGCTATATCCACATCTGAACTTGCTGATCGCGAGTAGGATGGGGGGCTACCGGCGTTATCTTGCCGGGCGTCATGATGTAACGCTCCACTGATTCCATCGTTACAAAGGTACAACTGCAATTAATGTTTTGGCATTGGTGATAGCGCTCTTTCGTATTTTCGCTCAGATAACGACTTGAGCGGGCGTGTGCCGCATGGCGGCAAATAGGGCAGTGCATCATAGTGATCCCCCTGTAATATCAGTTCAGCGAGATTGCATTTTAACATTTAATTTGAAAAATCGAATTAATATTTAAACCTCCTCATACTCAACATCAGACAGCCTAACCTCAAGCTCTAGCGCCGTCGTGTAGCCACCATCGCCGAGGGTGTGGGTCACTTTAGTGATCGTCCATGCCTGTTGGTCTATGACGGCCTTAAACCCTTTGACCGTCACCGGCGTTTCTGGATATAAATCGGCGCGCCCCATGGCGAGATTGATAGAGAACTCAGCTACGCCGCGTTGAATTTTGTCCCACTTGGATTGTGCGGCGCGCATCGCTTGCGCTTTGGTGGGGTAGACCGTCGTCAGTGCCAGCACGTTATCGGACTCACCGACCAGATACTCGCCCTGTTTGGCTTCCTGTGGTTTGATGGCCTTGGCGGTTGCTTTTTTCGCGGGCTTTGCTTTGGGATGCTGTAGGGCGCGCAGGTGCTGCGGTTTGGCTTTGCGTTGTAGCTTCACCTTTTGCTTTTTCGGTTTCGGGTCTTTGGTATGTAACCAGCTTGCCGTCACGCCGGTGTAAGCGTTGCGGTCGGCGATCGCAAACTGGTGCCGGTCGCCGTCGCTACGCTCAATAGTCATCATTGGAATGGGTTTTCCGCTGGCCGTCACGCCGTTCCCCGCTTTGAGAAATAACAGCTTGCCCGCTTTGACCGACACCTCGGCACCGTTGCGCTCGGCCAGACGGGTGAGGAATTTAATATCGCTCTCCTGAGATTGGTCGATATGCGGGATCGCAATCTCGGCAAAGCCTTTCGCTAGCACCGCGTCGAGCTGGTTGCGCTCTGCAATTTGTTTGACGACTGCGCCGAGGGTGGTGTCGTGGTAAGACACCTCACGGCGGGAGTTGAGCGAGCCGCGAAAATCAGCGCTACGGGCGCGAATGGTTAACGTGTCCGGCGCGCCTCGATGCTCGATTTCATCAACGGTAAACTGACCTTTACCAATTAGCGCCGACCCTTTCCAGCCGAGAAACAACGACAGCACCGCACCGCGAGCGGGCATGGCGAGCTGACCGTCACTATCATCGAGTTCGATATCCAACTGGTCAGCCTCAAAACCGCGATTATCGGTCATCGTCAGCGACAACAGGCGATGACTGAGGTTGGCGGTGATATCGTCCCCGCCGAGGGTGAGCATAAACGCGGGCGTAATATCGGCACCGGCGGCGATAGGCATCGCAGTTATCATGAGAATAACCCTCCGGCCATATCCTGTGCTTTCTGTGCCAGTGCTCCCGCCTGATTTGTCATGTCGCTGGCCTGTTGTTGCAGGTCGCCAAACATGGCACTGAGTGACTCATCGACGCGGGTCAGGGTCATGCTAAATTCAATGCGCCGAGCACTGCCATCGGCAAAAAAGACGCTTTGTGTCTGCGTCATGCTGGCGACAACATACATGCCGTAGATGGCACCATCACCGCCAATCAGCGGCCACGCTTTACCCTGCTCGGCCATGGTTTTGAGCGTAAGCAGAGATAACGCGCCGCCGGTGATTTCGGGCAGTAGCACACCCGACAAAGTGACCTTATCCTCACCCGCGCCTAAAAACTGGTAGGTGGGGCGTTGCCCTACGCGGCTGTTTGACGGCCAGCGATAATCGAGGCTTTGTTGTAACGATTGGTAGGGTAATGTCTGAAGCTGAAAAACAAACAGCCCGAGCGTTAACATCATAGTAAGAGCTCCTTAATCGGTGTTCATGCGCGAACGACCAGCCGCGCGACGCTGGCGGTCACGTTCTTCGAGCGCTTCACGGATCATGTTTTTGGCATCCTCGCGGTTTTGACCAGGATGTATCGGCACGGTGATGGCGTAATTATTGGTGCTTTGGTCGGTATAGCTTGCGCCGCCCGCTTTCACGGGGGCATAGCCGCCGGTGAGTATCCCGCCTGAGGGCGAGTAGCCTCGACCGTTCGCGCCGGTGGCGTACTGATTGACCTTGTTAGCCGTGGCATCGATATCGGCAGACTCTTTTTTCATTAAGCCCATTTTTTCTAACAACCAATCGACCTTGCTGCCTATCGCGTTAAATAGCCTGAGCGGTGCTGTTAGCACACTCGCCAGCGCCTGACCAAATTCCACGCCGGCATTTCTGCAGCTATCGAGACTTTCTTTCGTCGACTTCACCGGCGCAATCAAATCCCCGAACCACTTCCAAGCGGCTTGCAGCTTTTCACCCAGCCAATCAAACACCGGCTTGAGGGGCGCAAACATCTCAGACACCGGCGCAAACGCGGCCTTTAGCCCTTCAACCACACCGCTAAAAAAGGCGCTGATAGGTTCCCAATATTTCCGGATCATAATGGCACCGGCGACGATAACCGCCGCAATACCAACCAGCGGCCACGTTAGCGCCCCGAGTACCGTTAAAATACCGCTACCGACGGCGGCAAAGACGGTGCCGAGCAGACTAGCTCCGGCAATAATGGCATTAATCCCCATCACCACCGGCCACGCCACCAGACCTATCGCGCCAAGCATCCCGATGATGGCTACGCCACCGCCCACGATTTTGAGGAGGGTTTGGGACAGACCCTTATTTTTCTGTATCCACTGGTCGAGCTTAAGCACGTATTTCGTGGCGGTTTGGGTGAGTTGGCGTAGCGCGCTCTCTTGCTGATCAAACAGGTCGATCCCCACGGCCTCATAGGCTGACTGGAATTCTTTAAAATCCCCGCCGAGGTTGTCCTGCATCACTTTGACCAACTCCTCGGTTTTTCCGTCCGAGTCTTTCAGCATTTTGGTGAGGTTATCGAGCTTACCCGAGGTGGCTGCGGTCATCAGTACCGCCGCCGACGAGCTGGCTTCTTCGCCGAAAATGGTTTTCATATACTCGGCGCGCTGTGAGGTGCCGAGGTTATTTTTATCAAAGCTTTTCTGCATCTCTTTTAGGATGGAGAACAGCGGGCGCATGTTGCCTTTACGGTCGGCGGTTTTAACGCCGAGCTCGTTAATCGCCTCGTAGGCTTTGCCGGTGGGGGCTTGTAATCGGGTGATGACTGCACGGCTTCCCGTCCCCGCCATCGAGCCGATGATTTTGGCATCAGCCAGCGCACCGGCCATGGCGGCAGTTTCCTCGACGCTGATACCGGCGTTTTTAGCCACCGGCGCGGCGTATGTCAGTGTGTCGCTCAGCCCCTCAAAGTCGGCGGCGCTTTTATTCATGGTGGCCGAGATAACATCCCCGATGTGCGCCACCTTGTCGTTAGCCAGCCCAAATGCCGACTTGACCCCCATCAACAGCGTGGCGTTCTCTTCCATGCTGCGACGGTTAGACAGTGACATATTCAGCGTGGTCGGCGTGGCGGCGAGAATACCGTCTTTATCCGCACCCGATTTGGCGATGATGATTTGTGCGGCGGCAGCGTCATCGGCTGAGGCGGCGGTGGTGTCACCGAGCTGGCGCGCCTGAGCGCGTAACGCCAGCATATCGGCACTGGATTTATCCAGACCGAGCACGGCCTGTAACTCTGAGTTTTTCTGTGCAAAGTCATAGCCGGGCTTTAATACAGCAGTACCCGCCACAATGCCAGCCGTCGCCACGCCCACACCGGCGGCACCGGCTCCAGCCAGATTACCGGCGAGTGCTTTACCGCTTTGATAGTGCTGATTAATCCGGCTGAGTCGGGCTTGTTGCTGGCTGTTACGTGCGAGGGCGTCACGCTGGCGATTAAGGCTTGCGGTCGCTTCATTGACCGAGGTTTTCAGGCGGCGCTCATCGCTGGATAACGTGCGCGTATTGATACCCGCTTGCCGTAATTCGAGGCGCTGACGCTGCACGGATTGGCGCAGACCGTTGTATTTGAGCTGGAGCTCAGCGGCGGCGCGCTTGGCCGACTCCATGACTTGCGCCTGTGCGCGCGTCGGCTTTTCGGTGGCTTTGAACTGGATAGCCAGCTCGGCGGCTTCTTGCTTGGCTTTCTTTAACGCTTGGCCGGTCACGGCAAGCTGGCCGCTCGTTTTGCGAAAGCCCTCAACACGTCCCGCTTGGGCGTTCAACTCTTTGAGGGTTTTCTGCGTGTTGCGAATACTCCCAGACAGAGATTTGCTCTCTGTCTGGATCGCTTTAAACGGACGGCTGGCTCGGTCAACGGCGTTAAGAAGCACCTGCAATTTAAGATTATTGCTCATGCGTGTTTCCGCTTCGTAGTAGCGCTTTATCGCGCCAGAGGGCGAGCTCGGTCAGGCTCATGGGGTTCAGTTCTGAGGGCGGCCAGTGAAATATCACGGCAATATCCGCCATCAGGTCATCGACCGATAAATCGGTGGGAAAATCTAGCGAACCGAACTCGGCGACAAAAAACCAATCACCTTGCCGGCCAGCTCAATCATGTCAGGTAACTCCATTTTCACGACGTCACTCTCCAGCAATGGCGGGTAGGTCATGCGCGGCAATACCTTAATGAGCGCGTCAACGTCGGAGTTTGCCACCGCTGCAAGGCTCACACCGCGCAGGGTTCCCGCATTGGGTTTGGTGACGGTTACTTGCTCGATAAGCAGATCGCCGCGTTGAATCGGATTCTCCAGCGTCACCAGATTGTCATTTTCAGGGGCGATGTGCTCAGTCGTGTTTTTATCTTTAGCCATGATATTTCTCTTTAAAAATGGGGATTAACCGGCCAGTGTTGCACCTGACCGGCCATAACATTACAGACCGAGGTTTTTACGGTGCTGTGCTAAGCGATCGACGCCGTTGACCTTCTCAATCATGTTGACGACGTCAATCTCGATGAGCTCTTTGCCGTCGACCATCAACTTGTAGTAGGTGCATTGGGTCGAGATTTTGGTCTCGGTGTTTTCGCCTTGCTTGTTGTCGCCACCGTCGATTTCTTTGTGGCGGCCACGCAGCACGATTTCCACACCGCTAATCTCGCCGGTGTCGTCACGCTGGAAAGAGCCCGCGAAACGCAGCGGAATATCCGAGGCACCGGGCACGGCGTACTGACTCCAGAGGTCATCATCGGGGAAACCGCCGATAGTCCATTCCACGGCTAGCGCGTCGTCGTCGAGACCCAAATCAATCGCCGCCGAGCCGTTCATCCCGCCGCCGCGATAGTTCTCTAGCTTGCGGGTCAGTTTAGGCAGCGTCACCGAGCTGACGACGCCCATGTAGCTCAAACCGTCGTTAAACAGGTTGAGGTATTTCAGCTTACGAGGCATTCCCATCGGTTGAGTTCCTTAGCTGTTGGCCGTTGAACCTAAGCTCACCAGATATTTATCGGTGATACGTTGGCGTAGGGTGAGGTTTTCCAGCGGTGGCACTGGCGTGTAGTCGTAATCGATGTAGAGTTTTCCGGCTTTCAGGCTCTCTTTATCGTTGGCGCTCTCGTCATACCAACAATCCGCATCGATGATATAGCCGCCGGTTTTCAGCTCGCGGAACTTGGCCTTGATACCCTCGACAATGTCGCGGATAAGCGTGGCGGTCATCGGTTTATCCACCGCCCACATGTGCGCCTCGGCCATGGTGTCGGCCAATACCTGCGCGGTGCGAGTGTAGTTCTCGAACATAAACAGCGGGTCGTCAGAACAACAGCGGTTGCCCCAAAAGCGGAAACCATCGGAGCGCACCAGCGTGGTAACACCGGCCTCGTTGAGCAAGTCGGCATCCGTTCCCGGTGCCTGTAAATCCCAAAATACCGAGGCACTGATACCGGTGACGCCGTTCACGCCCACGTTAGACAGGGTTTTGTGCCATCCGGTCTCTTGGTCAATCTTGGCGCGCAATCCTAATGCGCGTGCGGTCGCCCATGCGGTGGAACTGGCGTTGGCGGTGGTGTCCCATGCTAAGAAGTCCGGCCAAATCAGCATCAGCTCACGCTGGCTGAAGTTGTCGCGGTACTTAATCGCATCCGACAGGGTTTTGCAGCCCCACGCACTGATATAGCCAAAGGCGCGCAACTGCTGACAGATTGACGCCAGTGCGACGGCGACCTCTTTGGTATCGAGACCCGGCACGCCTAAAATGCGCGGTTTGACGCCGGTGACGGCTTTCGCGGTGAGTAACGCTTTTAGGCCGGTGTACTGACCGTTCTCATCCGCGCCGCCGATGATGTTGGAAATGGTGGCCGCTTGGATCGCTTCGTCGTCTTCACCTTCGCCCTCGGCCACGCGTACCACGACGGTGACGGGTTTACACTGGTCGCCGATGGCGGCCAGTGCCTTGGATAAGGTGCCTTTGGTTCCGGCTTTACCGGCAGCGGCGAGCACGTCGGTAATGAGCACCGGCACATTGAGCGGGAACATCTTTTCATCGGCATCCGGTGCGGTGCAGACCATGCCAATAATGGCGGTCGAAACGGTGGAAATGACGCGGGTGCCTTCGTTAATTTCGAGCACCTGCACGCCATGTTTAAAATCGGGCATCGTGTTTGACTCCGTTAGAAAGTAGCAAGGCTATTGTGTTGTGCGAGGAAGGGAACAGCGAGCAATGGGCGATGTTCGTTCGATGAAACAACAGGCAAAAAAAAGCCCTCAAACGAGGGCGAGATAAACGGGGGTAAATCAGGCGGGGAGGGGCGGCCAATCAATCTCGGGAGCCGATGAGATATCCACTCGGCTGAGTAATACCCGGTAGGTTTTCCATGACTTTAGCTGAGCCAATTCATCCTCGGTTGCGATGTCTAAATCTGAGGCATCTTGTAACGGCGTAATTTTTTGATTGGCCTCGGCCATGAGCTGCGCGCGAGTTTCTTCGGCCTGAGCGAGCAATTCAGATTTAGGCACCACGCGAGGTGCTATTTTCTTACCGTCAAAAATCCAATTGCCATCGAGTCGAGCGGGAAAATCTTTTGGGATCGCTTTTTTACCCACTTCCACAATGGATAGGTTTTCAGGGAATAACTCAACGGCATTATAGCTTTGCTGACGGATAACCCCATCTGCTTGATAGGCGATTTTTAGCTTTTCCGCGCTTAACTTTTCTCGTACGTCATACCAATCTTGACCGTCTTCAGACTGGAGATGTAGCGCGCCATCCTCGGCGCGTTCTGCTTCGCTCAGTGTAAAATTTTTATAAATCATGCAGCCTTTCCCCTTACGCAATGTTTTTCCAAGACCCGCCGATATATTTTTGAATGCGACGGAAATAAACCCTAGAAATATAGAAGCCAACGCCACCGCCTGTGGGTTTAGTGGTTCCCACGATGGCGGTAATACAGGCACCCCACGGTAAACTCGCCTGTCCGGGGTAGGGAATATCTTTATATTCTTCAGCACCCATCTGTAAGTTATTGATATATCGATTATCAGCCGCTGATGTCGTAATGTAGGGACTTAAATCGGGGGCTGGAGGTGGATTATTTTTACTGTAACTATGATCCCAGCCAGACCATCTGTTTGAGGCTAAATCGTAAGTTCGACGGAAAATAACTGTGCTGTTATAAGGACGATATTCTTGTATACATCCATCATTACCGTTTGCGCCGTTTTTAATGACACACAAACTACCAGCCGCCTGAGTTGGATAATTAAGTGCTGCCGTAGCAGACGCGCTCACAGGCTGATAATAAAAACCTTCCTTTGTTCCAGTAAGGGTATTTAGGTTCACCCCAGAAGCTATCATTCCACGAACTGGAAATGCTGAAATATCCGTAGCAGTGGGCTTATTCAATGGTCCATAAAGTTTTTGTAGCCTTTTCGCCTTAACTGCCCCGTCATTTCGGTTAACCTCCAACCATTCAACAGACAGATTGCCAGAGGCATCGACAAATAAATTCGCAGTAAGCCGCAGGGTATTACCGCCTCCCGTGCCATAAGAAATGTGAATGCCGGCGCCGTAGCTGCCAAAATGATTATCAGCGCCACCACCTTGAACGAAAAACGCATTTCCAATGCTTGTCGGCGATAGGATGTCACTATCTTTCATGACGAGACCACTCGTACCGATCCCCCACGCACCATTCGCCATCAAGGCATTGGCAGTGCCATCCGTAGCCGATTTTTGAACGTTGGAGGTGGCAGCAGTGCCTAACGCTAAATTCTTGCGCGCCAGCGGTTTATCGCTGAGATCGGACAGATTCTTGTTTTTTTCTAGGCGCGCATTGGCGTTCTCGTTGGCCTTGCCCGCATTGTCGTCGGCGGTTTGGGCTTTTTTGTCAGCCTCGAGCGCTTTGTCATAAGCGGCTTTAACCGCTTTCGGCGTGGCGGCTAATGTCTCACTGGTGCTGTTGGTCGCGCTGCTCAGTTGGGTAAAACCTTTCTCCTTGAGCGTGGCGTCAGGATGGCGGCGCGATTGCTCATGCTCCAGCAATTTATCGTCAACGTATTCCTGTGTTGCCAGCACGGTCGAGCTGTCGATAAGCAAATTCACCGTATCCATATCGCTGACAATCACCACCATGCGCAGGGTTTGAGCACGGCCTGAGCCCTCGGATAACAGCGGCTTGTAACTCTCGGCCATGTTACTGACCGCAATCAGTGCACCGACTTCGTCATAGAGACCGAGCTCACGCATCCAAAAGCCGCCAATCTCCGGCGGGATAACCAGCTCGGCCACCAGATAGTTTTTATGTTTCGGGTCGACGATCACTTTATTGAGCGCGGCGCGGTGCTTTTCGGCAATCAGCTCGGTTTGTGCCGGGTCAGGCGTGGGCAAGGTGCCGCCGCCGTCACCGACGGCCATTTGGGTAAGATTAATTTTGGTGCCGCCCGCAGTCGCAGCGGCAATCTTGGCCGCGCCGATTTTGGTCAGTACCGCCTTATATTTTTGTGCCATCGGGTTAGCTCTCTTGGTCAGGGTAAACGGTAATAATGTCGCCGTCGTACAGGGCGACGCCGGTGTAGGCATAACCGGCGATATCTTGAATAATATTGAGTCCGATGAGGTGGCGGCTAGCGGGTTTAGCGTCCGCAATAAGCCGCTCCATCTCGTGATACATTTCCTCGGTGATACCGCTTTCCAGTACGCCAATATCAAGCCGAAAGGTGCCGGGCGGGTCATTGGTCTCCCACCATTCATTGACGTTAATCACATAGCCCAGCGGCTCAACCACGCGGCGCACCGCGCTAATGGTGCCTTTGCGGCTGTGGATGTAATACGCCGCCGCAATCACCTCGCGCTTGGTTTCCTCCGGCCACGTCGCATCCCACCGGTCAACTGAGAACGCCCACGCCAGATAGGGCAACAGATTTACCGGGCAGGTTTTCGGGTTCCAGAGCTGGCGCAACGGTATCGGGGTTCGCTCTATTTCAGCGCAGGCAATTGCGGCGGCCACCTCCAGCGGCGAGGAGCCAACCGGTAACAGGCGGTTATCACTCATCCGCGCCCCCAATGGTGATCGCATAATCAGAGCAATAGGACGCCTGAGTCTCATCGAGCACGATATCGGCGACCGGCTGCGCGAGCTCAACGCGCTGCACACCTTCCACATGCAGCGCGGCATAGATGGCCGATTTACGAATGTCGCGCCCGAGGCGGTGCTGAGCGGTGATGTAGGCTTTCAGTTTGGCCTCGGCAGCTTGTCGCACCGGCTCCACTTCGGGACCCGGATAAAGATAGAGCTCGGCCTCTATCTGGTACGGCACAATTTTGGCGCTTTGCACCGTGACACGGTCGGCAACGGGGCGCACGTCCTCGGCGTTGAGCGCTAAATCGACTTTCTGAATTAATTCATCACTGGCCGCGCCGTTCCCCTCACGCGAAAGCACTGAGACGGTGACGCACGCCGGTGACGGACTGACGACCGACACGTCGGCGACTCGACCGTCGGCACTGCGGCCATGGAATTGATACGCACCCACTGAACCGGCCACGCTTAACCCTTCAAAGGCTTGCTGAATACGTACCCGAAAATCGTTGTCGGATTCCAGCACGGCGGCCAGAGGGGGAATTGCGGTGGTGTCGGCGGGTGTGATGACCAGACGCTCAACGTTATAGTTCGCGCCGAGGTTATCCAGATCGCCGCCGGTGGCATAGGCCAGCATGTTCGCCCGAGCGGCTTCGTTTACCCGTTGACGCCACATCACCTCGCGATAAGCGCTTTCTTCGAGCAACTTGGTCAAGGGTTCGGATTCAAGCTGTAAGGTACGCGCCACCGCTTCGCGTTGGCTCTCGTCACACAGCGACAACAGCGTCGCCTTGCGCTCAGCTAAAATGCTTTCGTAGTCCAGCACCTCGACCACATCGGGCGCGGGGAGCTGACTCAGGTCAATGGTTGCCATGGATTAACTCACAGGTACGTTAAGAGAGAAGGTGCCGCCGGTGTCGGTCAGTTGGCCGGTGATATCGACAAACATTTCACCGTTAAACCGGTTATCGAACGTAATGGCCGTGAGCCTGACGCGGGGCTCCCATTTCAAAATCGCCATGTAACAGGCGGCCATGATTTGCAGGTTGAGCGCGGCGTTTTGCGGCTGGTCAATCAGCGCAGACAGGAGCGAACCATACTCGCGGCGCATCACCCGCGTGCCAATTGGCGTGATAAGAATATCGCGCACGCTTTGGCGAATATGCGCGAGGTCATCGAGCTGCTGACCGTCCTCTCGGCTCATGCCGGAATAGCGCGCCGTCATTTCGTTCCCTCCGTCCACTCGCCGCCGCCTTTGACGCCACCGTGACCATGTTTATCTATCTGCACGCCGTTCGAGGTGAATTTGCCAGTGTGTTCGATGGTGCCGCTCATCGTGCCGCCTTTTTGCACCTCGATAGAGCCGGTGGTCAGCTTGTTGGTACAAATCACTTCGGGGGTATCGAGGGTGATTTTTTTGCTCGCGGTCACGGTGACGGACGGGCAAGTCACCACCACCGACGCCGAGGCGGTCACATCCGCGCTTTTAATGCCGCTCACACTAAGTGCGCCGGTCTCGGGTTCGTACTCGATAACCGCGCCGTCAGGAAACTCGACGCGCCAACCATCGGCAGACGCCGACGGGGCGGGGAATTCATCGCAGTAAATGCCGGTCAGAACAAAGGCGGTATCGAGCTCGCCGCCAACGGCCAGCAATAACACCTGCTCCCCCACCGACGGAGCCCACCAGTCACGCGAACGACCAGCGCGGCGCGCCAGCCAGTTAATCCAACCAGTTTGCAATTCGCCGGTTTGGACGCGACACAGGGCTCCATCGGTATCGACTTCGGACACGACACCGGTGCGGATAAGATTGCGCAGTAGGCGCGAGATTTCGGATAGTTGGGATTGTGTGCTCATGGGGAAAGGATGCCGCTGAGGGCGGTCTAACGGCAATGTAAGGATGTAGGATGGAGAAGGAAACAACAGCCATTGATATCGACTTGCTATAGTAAATGACTTTAATGGGATATTTAGGATAAGTTCAGCAAGCTTCGTGATGGTAAAGCCGCAATTACTATTAATGGATAGTATGAGCCTTCATGTTGAAAACATCGTATAATCGTGACGTTGTATTTACATTGGAGATATTGTATGGCACCCGAGGATTTACATAATTTCGCTTCTGATAGACCAATAATAAAGTTAGATGATGATTTGCTTGGCCGTGCAAATTTTGCCATTAGCCTAGCAAATGCGATGGCAAGCTGGCATGGTAATGATAGTTTGGTAATTGCATTACATGGCGATTGGGGAGCTGGGAAATCATCAATTAAAAACATGGCACTATCTCAGCTAGAATCAATTAGCGACAATAAACCCGATGTCGTTGAGTTTTCTCCTTGGGAGTGGGCGGCTCAAGATAAAATAACATCATCATTTTTTGAGGAAATATCAAAGTCAATTGGTCGTAAGGATAAAAGTAAATCAGGAAAAAAATTAGCCGCTATATTGAAGAAGTATGGTCGCTATCTAAATACTGGTGAAACAGTAGCTTCTAGTTTTTCTGCAGCATTACCTACATTATTTATTCTTGTGACTTTAACTGGGTTTAGTCATATTTTTTTTAATGCCGATTGGATTAAAGAAGTTAGTGCTGGACTACTTATTATTTTAAGTAGTGTTGCGGCTATTTTGAAATGGGGGGGGGATTTACTTAATAAGTTAGGTGGGCATATTGAGGATGGGGTGAAAGGGAATGAGCAAGATTTGAGTGATATTAGACATGAATTGACGCGCTTATTGATAAAGAGAGAAGCTCCGTTAATTGTGGTTATGGATGATTTAGATAGGCTAACATCCTCTCAAGTAAGAATGGTTTTTCAACTTATAAAAGCAAATCTAGAGTTTCCTAATGTTGTATTTCTTCTGCTATTTCAGCGTGATTTAGTGGAGGATAAAATGAATGACGGCTTGCAACTTGGTAGGGACTACTTGGAGAAAATAATTCAAGTGCCTTTCGATATTCCAAAAGTAGAATCCGCCCAGCTTCACAAACTATTATTTAATCAGTTAGATAACCTATTAAATAAAAATAAGATGGCTGAGGATATGTTTGATTCTGGGCGTTGGGGGAATATTTTTCATGGAGCTTTACGTGAATACTTTGATAACTTGAGAAATATTTATAGATATATATCTACGCTGTCATTCCATTTTATGCTACATAATGGAAAAACAGCGTTTGAAGTAAATCCTGTTGATCTAATATCAATTGAGTGTTTAAGATTGTTTGAGCCGGATGTTTACAAGGAAATTTCTCGTTCGAAAGAAATCCTAACTAAAAATGGCTCTAGTTATTCTAATGATAATAGAAAGATTGTAGATGATCTAATTAATCGTATTTTGGAAAGGTCTAGCAAAGATAAAAAGGAAATTGTAGAGGAAATAATTAAGCAATTATTTCCAACCATAGAGTGGGTAATGGGTAGGATGCATTACTCTAACGAGTTCGCCAATACATGGTTAAGAGAGATGAGAGTTTGCCATCCATCTAACTTTGATAAATATTTCCAGTTTTCTATCCCTGATGGTGAAGTTTCAAACTCCGACTTAACTGAAATGTTGAAACTGACCGCTGACTCAAATGAATTTAGCTACTTTGCTCTTTCTCTTCAAAAACGTGGAATTCTAAAGAATGCATTATCACAATTTGAATCATTTACTAATGACATCCCGTTAGAAAATGGGAAGTGTTATATAAAGGGGTTGCTTGATATTGGTGATGAAATTGATCACGAGTCAGAAGGTTTCACAATGTTTAGCACTCATACGTACGCAATAAGGCTTGTTATTTGGTTTCTTAAGCGTATTGATAATTTGGAAGAAAGAGGCAATCTATTGTTGGAGTGTTTTCAACACACCAATGGAATGTCTATTATTGAGAGTATATTAGTTTCTGATGGAAATCGTAGAGAAAAATCAGATTCAAATCTGATATTATCAGATGTAGCGTTTGAAAAACTCAAATTAGAATTCGTTGAAAAACTAAAAATAATGTCTATTAATACCCCTGAAAAATTACTTTGTCATAGACACTTAGTTTCCTTTTTATATCGATGGAAATCATGGGGAAAAGAAAGTGATGTCATAGAATGGATAACACTTCATACTCAAAGTGCTAAAGGTTGTATTAAGATATTGGAAGGATTTGTCGATAGGTCATCTTCTCATGTTATAGGTGATCATGTTGCAAAAGTTAATATATTTATTAACCTTGATAAGCTTGAGAGGTTTTTAGATATTAATTCAGTTAATGAAAAGGTACTTGGTATTGACGTGAATAATCTGAACCCAAAAGCTAGAGAAGCATTGATGGCCTATCAAGATGCATTGGAAAAAAGAGAAAAAGGGATTATAGATTACGACTAATAATACTGGTTAGACTTTGATGTCAGGATGTTTCCTCTATCCAGACATCAAAGTCATAACTCTATAATATATTTATTGCAGAGGTAAAAATAGGCTTTGTACCTTAGATAAATATTATTGAATATAAGTTACTTAATAAGGATCTCCGCTACCACTCTTTCAACGATATCCTTATCCGATGCACTAAACCCCAAGAGCGGTCGCGCATCGTATTTCACTTCACGGCTAAAGCGATTTGGCTTATCGCTTAAGCCCTCTTGGTGGATCCGCGCCATACGCTGAACACGTCCGACAAACTCCACCACCGCGGCATCGCTTGAGCCTTGCGCTTTCATAAAGCGATTGGTGCGCAGTTTGGCGAACATCAGGCGCTTTACGCGGCCTCGTTTGCCGCTGGCCGGTTGCGGTTTTCGGCTGGCGTAGGGCGTACCGTCGGGCGCTGTTTGTTGCTTAATGCGCTGTTGCTGACTGGTGCGCAAGCGCTTCGCTACTTCCATTGCAATTTTGCGGCGCTGTACCGGTGTCAGGTTTCCAATCAGCCCCGCGAGCCGTTCCTCAAACTGTTTGAGCTCACTCATCCCACTGACTCACTAGCTCGCCGTTGATATAGAGCTCCATGGGGCGCTCAACCGGCTGCGGGATTGGTGGCTCGTTAAGGTGCTTCACATGCAGCGCTTTATCCACCTGTTTAACGATAACGCGCTCAGAAAGCCGCAGACTAAAACTAATATCGATACTGTCGTGATTATTCAGGTCAGCAAAATAGGTGAAGCCGTTCCGCTTGCCCTCGTCGGTGGTCATGATATCCGGCTGGTTTTCGCGTAACCATGCGTTAATCGGCACGATAAGCACATCCAGATCGCCAGAATAATCGGTCACGGTCACATTCAGCGTATAGATATTTTCATGCGACAACGACGCGGCCAGCGTGTTCGCAATCGTCCCGTTATCCACAAACAGGCGTAGCATATCCGGATTTTTACGCAGCACTGGCGCGGCTTTCTCAAGCGCTTCGCGTAGGCTTTTAGGCTTTAACATCGTGTGACTCCTGACACTGTTTCACGGTTTCCACTTGTAGCGCACAGTTCACCAGTGCGCGCTCTAATTGGCGGTTGTCCTCACTCAGATCGCCGTTGGTTTTCGGCAGGCTTGCCGGTATCGGACAACTCGCCACCTTCGGACAACCAACGTAGATAAGCGTCGGGGGTGTCAAAGGCGGGGCGGGTGTGCATCCTTGCAATGTCATCAGGCAAAGCAGACTGATACCAATCACGCAGCGCTTTATTTTCATTGAGTAACCTCGTTATTTTCTGGTCTTTGCCGGTGGCGAGCTGTTGCGCGTGGCTAAGCTGCTGGCGCAGTTCCACCTGCGCCCGTTCGCTGCGGCTGGCGTTATCACGCACCACGTTGAGCTGATTGTTTAAGGTGCTAAGGTTATTTTTTTGCGTGCCGATGGTTTGCGTGGCGTCGCTGAGCGCTTGCCCCAGCTCGCGATTCTCACGCGTTAACCACCATAGACCGACCATGGCCACCATCAGCAAGATAATCAGCGTTTTCATGGGGTAAGTGTTCCCCCAGCCGCGCGATAGACCTCGATCAGCTTGTCGAGCCGGTGCTCTCGCTGGCCGTAACCGGCACCCGGCAATGACGCCCAAATATTGCGGCACTTGTTAATAGCGAGCTCAATATCGCCGCGCTCGATATCGCTGAGGCTCCGTTGCTCGCTCAGCAATTGCACCGCGAGGCGGTCTTGTGAGGATGGGCTAAAGTCAGGCAGTGAAAGCAACGCTTTATAGTGCGGCCAGTAGCGATAAAGCTGCTGATAACGCCCCGAGGCGGTTGAGCGCTCCCCGCGTCGGTTGAAGGTTTTCGCGGAACGACCGTGCGCAAACGGGTGATCGCTGTAGTCGGTGAATATCTCCGGCTTGCCATCGATGCCGGTGACCACCACGTCATAGCCCTGATTACGGGTGAGTGGATGGGTCGCCGTTCCCTCAGAAAACGCCAGCATATCGAGAAATGCGGCGACGTTTGGATGGACTTTAATCACGGCCATTATTTGTCCCCTTTGTCGGTTTTGTTTTCTTTGTTCAGGCGGCGCTGGATAAAGATTTCCACCACCTGATAACCGGCGATCCCTAACGCGGCACCGATGCCGTTCACGGCAGCGCCCGATAAATCAGGGAATTGGACCAGCGCCACACCGGCCACCATCGAGACAAAGCCGCCGAGCAACATGCGGCCTATAAACAGCCGAGGCGTAATAGGCTCACCACCGGCGAGCACTTTACCCACCACAATCAGCATGCCGATGAGGAATAGCGTCATCACGCTCTTATCGGTTTCGTTCATGAATTAATCCCATAGGTTAAGAGTCTCCGACGCGGTCGAGGACTCAACGACCGGCAACTCGACCGCGGTGCCATGCGGTAACAGCGCACCCAGCTCAGCAAGCCCCGGATTGACCGCGAGCACCGCCTCGACCACGCCCTCGGTGCGCTCGTAATGGCGATAACACAGGGCGTCGAGGGTGTCCCCCTGTGAGGCGATAACGCGCATTAGATTTGTCCAATGATGGATTTAGGCCGACCTTCTAAGCGGCTCACCGCCCAGCGGGCATCGCGCCACAGTTCGTCGATAGTGCCGTCAATATCCTCGGCTTTTTTGTTGCCTTTGGCGCTGGCGTCATAGCTGCGGTAGCGTTCGTAAACGCTGGCACTGGCGAACGCGGACACTGCACGCTGATAGTGGAAACATTTCTCGCTCTCGCCATCGAGCTGTTCGGCAGGGACGTCGCTGAGGTTTTTGTAACCGGCGGCCATTTGACGCTCGCGGTAGTCATACAGCTCGGCGTTGGTTTCAGACATGCCGGTTAAAATCGCTTCACGCAGGCGGGGCGGGGTGACGGTGTACTCCAGCCGCATCAACTCACGAATGCGTACCGGGTCGATATCCGGCCAGAAAAACGTGTTACGGAGCGGCGGCTCGCTTGCCTCCAACGGAGGAATGACCAACGCGTCGTGGTTCTCAATAACGATATCCATTACAACCTCAAAATAGGGGGCGGTGGACGCAGGCGTCAGACGAGGCGTTAACCTGTTTCGGCCTACGTGCCGCCCAGCGCGGGGCGCGTTCGGTTAGCCGTTGGCTTTGCGGATCTTGGCTTCCAACGTACTGATGTCTTTTTTCACACCGGCATGGCGGTCGAGCTGCATGGCGCGCTGTAAATGAGTGAGTGCCTGAACGTCTTTGCCGATATCGCGCAGCACCAGACCGGTGATTTTGTGCAGCTTGGCGCGCACTTGGTCGGGCATATCTTCGGCGTCGGTCAGCTCCAGCGTAGTGAGCAGGAGTGACACATCGACTGGCTCACCGGCAACGCGCAGGCGATCGGCGGCGATAGCCACATCCTCGGCCAGTAAATACGGCGTTGGGCGAGTGTAGGTATCCGGCATGACCAACTGATGGGCGAGGGCGTAGCGCGCAATGTCCAACGCACCGGCGATATCCCCTGCGTCAAGTTTCCACACCATCACGGTCATCAACACCGCATCCTGAGCTCCGCGGCCTTCGGCCAACACACCGGCTACCCATGGGGCATAGTGCGGCAACATTTCACGTTTGCGCGCCGCTTTGCGTTCCATCGAGCGCACGCCTTTTAAGGTGCGCTTGTCGCTACTCAGTTTGACCAACATCTGCTCGTAGCCAGTGGCATGGCGCAGCGCGTGATTGCCACGCTGCGCCGCCTCCACCGCTGACACGCGCATCATGTGACGCTGTGCAGGGCTGGACATGGTTAGGCCTCCGGCGTGTCGGTAGGTGCTTCTGGCTCAGGGAAAGCGCCCAGCTTGATGTTTTCAATCAGGCAGGCACAGCCGTAATCCTCGACCACGAAATCGACCTTCAGTGACTCATAGTTTTCGACGCGGTCGCGCTTGGCGTTCTCTTCGATATGTCGGCGGTGAGCACTGTCCATGATGTAAATCGACAGGTTATCCAGACGGGTGATCATCAGGGCATCAGCGGGGAAGTACGGCACGCGTACCGCCGGTAAATTACCGATGCGCTTTTGGCTGACAATCACGTCGGCGGCCATGGCTTCGGTGTTGGGCTGCTCTTGGTTCACCAGCGGGAAATACTTGTCGGCCAGCAACTGGCGACCGCAGATGACCACCAAGTCAGGATCTTCCTGATGCCATGGTTCAATCATGCTGTTGGTCGCATCCATCACGGCGGCGTCGAGATTGACGTAGTCGCCGTTCTTACCGATACGGATCGTGGTTGAGATCACGTTGCCCTCGGCGTCGGTGACTTTATCCATGACGCGCTTCGGTGCTTCGTTACGCAGTTTTTGCAGCCAACCGACGGCCACATCTTGCAGCATCGGGTTTTTACTGCGGTCAGAGGTTGCCGAGCGCTTGATGCCGTTGAAACCGGCCATGATGTAATCGAGCGCCTGACGCTTGGTGATGGCATCACGTAGGCGGATCTGGAAGTCCTGATAACGTGCCCACAGGTCAAGGGTGTTGTAGCGGATATGAAAGTCAAAGTTGACCTGTTCGCACTTATACCGGCGCGCCTCGAGGGCGGCAAAATCGGCGGTCTCGCGTTCATCGCCGCTATCGGTATCGGTGGTGCTGGCAATTGAGCCGGTCACACCGAGGCCAATTTTTTCACCTTCTTGCTCATCCACCGGCACCATGTTGATGCGCTTGAGGAAGTCGGAGGTGTCCTGCACGGTGGTGATCAGTGTTTGGGTTACGGACGGCTCGACGGTGAATTTCTTGGCAATATCGTTCACGTCGATGCCGTTGAGCTTGGCGACCTGAGTCAGGAACGCATTAAATTTAAAGCGGGTATTCGGGCGCATAGTGTCTCTCTTTCAATGAATTTTTACGTTATTCGCTAGCGCGGCGCTTAGCAGTTGGTTAGATGCATCTCTTCACCGTTGCCACCGTTCGCCAGTGGGCGGCGCGTTTGGCTGAAGTTCTCGGTGGTGTCGAGCTGACCTTTGAGCGTGGACAGAGCCTGTTTTTCGCAGCTCACCTGTTCGGATAGGGTCTGAAGGCTTTGCTCAAGGGCGGCAAAGCGTTGCTCTGTGCTCTCGATGGTGGTTTGTACCTGTTCAGAAACGGCGGTGACTGCTTCATGCACGTCACTAAAGCGGGCATCATCGTTGGCCTGTTTGCGGCTAAAGATGCTTTTGACCTTATCGGTCAGGTTATTGAGTAAGGTGTCGGGGACGTCTTCGAATTCCAGCTCGGCCAGCATGGCGGCAGAGAATAGATCGTCAGGCTGACCTTTACGGCTGGCGAGTGGGTTGGCTTTGGCTCGAGCGCAGAATTCCATGTATTCCGTGCCGAGGCTGGCAGGGTCATCGGTGACGGCCAGCCCCACCAGATACGATTTGCCGGTATTCGAGAAATTCTGGCGGATCTCCATCGAGGTGTAGACCTTCTGACCCGATTTCACCATGGCGACCAACTCGGCCAGCGGTGCCATTTTGGCGAATAGCGCCAGCTTGCCGTTGAGAATTGAATCATCTTCAATGCGTTCCGCTTTTAGCTCGACCACATCGCCGAAACGACGGAATGGGCTATCGGGCAACGTGCCTTTGATGTGCTCTAAGTTAATCCGGCAACCATAGACACGCGGGTCAAAGGTATCGGCCATCTGCTGAATATCATTACTGTCGATTTCACGCCCGTCGCAGGTGTCACCCTCGACGCCGATGCGAAACCATTTCGAAATTTTCTTAGCCATTGTTCAGGTGTCCTGAGTCGGTATTGGGTTCGGGGCTAGTTTCCCGACTCCACGCGCTGGCCGCCATCGATGCGCGTCTGATAACCGCTGAGACAACAGGCACATAAGGCAGGCGCTGAGCGGCTTGCGTAGCCTTTGCACCATGAACATGACACTCGATACCACTATCCTCAGTGACCCACGTCGTCAGGCTGCTTTGCTTTACTGGCAGGGGTTCTCCGTGCGTCAAATCGCGGACATGCTGAGCCAAAAACGCCCGACCGTGCAGAGTTGGAAACAGCGTGAGAAATGGGACGACATCGCGCCGATTTCTCGCGTGGAAACCAGCATCGAGGCGCGGTTGATTCAACTGGTGATGAAAAGCAAAAAGGAGGGGAGCGACTACAAAGAGATCGACCTGCTCGGTCGCCAAATTGAACGACTGGCACGCGTCAGCCGTTACATGAACGGCGGTAATGAGGCCGATCTCAATCCGAATATTCGCAGCCGTAACAAAGGCGAGCGCAAACAGCCGAAGAAGAATTTCTTCAGTGAAGAGGCTATCGCCCAGCTCAAAACCATTTTCTTTAAACAGTCCTTTAACTACCAAAAATACTGGTATGAGATGGGGCTAAAGCACCGCATCCGCGACATTCTTAAATCGCGCCAGATTGGAGCAACCTACTTCTTTTCCCGCGAGGCACTGCTCAAGGCGTTAGACAGTGGCTGCAATCAAATCTTTCTCTCGGCCAGTAAAACGCAGGCTTACGTGTTCCGTGAATACATCATCCAGTTCGCCCGAGAGGTGGACGTCGAGCTCACTGGCGATCCGATAGTGTTAGGTAACAACGGCGCGAAGCTGATTTTCCTCGGTACCAACTCCAACACCGCGCAGAGCCATAACGGCGACCTGTATGTGGATGAATATTTCTGGATCCCCAATTTCCAAAAGCTGCGCAAAGTGGCCTCGGGTATGGCGTCTCAGGAACATTTACGCACTACCTATTTCTCGACCCCGTCGAGCCTTGCTCACAGTGCCTATCCGTTTTGGTCGGGTGAGCTGTTCAACAAGGGGCGCAAAGATAAAAGCGAGTGTATTGAGCTGGACGTGAGCCACCGAGCACTCGCAGGCGGTGCGGTATGCGGTGATGGCCAGTGGCGGCAGATTGTTACCATCGAGGATGCGCAGGCCGGTGGCTGTACCTTGTTTAATCTGGATGTGCTTAAGCAGGAAAACAGTGAAGAAGATTTTCGCAACCTGTTCCTGTGCGAGTTTGTCGATGATAAGGCGTCAGTGTTCCCGTTCGAGGAGCTGCAAGGCTGCATGGTCGACACCATGGAAGAGTGGGAGGATTTTCATCAGTTTGCCTATCGTCCGTTTGGCTACCGTGCGGTCTGGATTGGTTATGACCCGTCACACACCGGCGACAGTGCGGGGTGTGTCGTTTTAGCGCCGCCGCTAGTTCCCGGCGGTAAGTTCCGTATCTTGGAGCGTCACCAGTGGAAGGGCATGGACTTCGCCACACAGGCCGAATCCATCAAATCACTGACCGACAAATACAGCGTGGAATATATCGGCATCGATGCGACCGGCATCGGGCAGGGCGTGTTCCAACTGGTGCGTAACTTCTTCCCCGCGGCCAGAGAAATTCGTTATAGCCCAGAGGTAAAAACCAGCATGGTGCTGAAGGCCAAAGACCTGATCACCAGTGGTCGCCTCGAATATGACGCCGGCCATACCGATATCACCCAATCCTTTATGGCGATCCGCAAGACCATGACGGCCAGCGGGCGCAGTGCGACCTATGAGGCCAGCCGTAGCGAAGAGGTGAGCCACGCCGATATCGCGTGGGCGGCGATGCACGCCATGATTAACGAACCTCTCACCGCCGGTAACGGCAACGTTATTCCTTCAATCTTGGACTTCAACTGATGAGCAAACGTAAAGGCCAGCGCACCAAAGCCATGACGATGGCAAAAAAACCAGATCAAACGATGCAGGCGTTCACCTTTGGCGAGCCGTCGGCGGTGTTGGATCGCCGCGATATTCTCGACTATGCCGAGTGTATTGGTAACGGTAAATGGATCGAGCCGCCGGTGAGCTTTGCGGGGCTGGCGAAAAGTCTACGTGCCGCCGTCCACCACAGCTCGCCGATTTACGTGAAGCGCAACATTCTCGCCAGCACCTTTATCCCGCATCCATTGCTAAGTCAGCAAGAGTTCAGCCGCTTTGTGCTTGATTTCTTAGTGTTTGGCAATGCCTTTTTAGAAAAGCGTTACAACCGCGTGGGGGAGGTGATGCGACTGGAGTGCTCACCGGCTAAATATACCCGCCGAGGCGTCGAGGATGATGTGTATTGGTTCGTGCAGTCGTTTAAAGAGCCGCATCGTTTTGAATCTGGTTCAGTGTTTCACTTGATTGAGCCGGATATTAATCAGGAGCTGTACGGATTGCCGGAGTATATGAGTTCGCTTAACTCGGCATGGCTGAATGAATCCGCCACGCTGTTTCGTCGGAAGTACTACCAGAACGGTGCGCACGCAGGCTACATCATGTACGTAACCGACGCGGCGCAAAGTAACACCGATGTTGAAGCGTTACGTGATGCGATGCGCAGCTCAAAAGGGCTGGGTAACTTCAAAAACCTGTTCTTCTACGCGCCGAATGGCAAACCCGACGGCATCAAAATCGTGCCACTGAGTGAAGTGGCGACCAAAGACGATTTCTTTAACATCAAGAACGCGACCCGCGATGATTTACTCAGTGCGCACCGCGTTCCGCCTCAGATGATGGGCGTACTACCGAATAATACCGGCGGTTTTGGGGATGTAGTGAAGGCGAGTCAGGTGTTTGTGAGGAATGAGCTCCTGCCGTTGCAGGAGCGGATTAAGGAGGTTAATGGGTGGGTAGGGGAAGAGGTTGTTAAGTTTTCGTGCTATGAACTCATGAAGAGATAGGGGGGATTTTAATGGCCAATAAATTAACTATTTACTGGCCATTGATTTTGATTATGTTAATCCTCTCCATGCAATTTGTTGAGGCTAGATGATAATTTCCTTACGTCTTCTATAATTGGTGCATATTTGACTTTATCAGACTCATCTAAAAAATTCATTTGTTGGTTTATTGACAAAAATAGCACACCTATACGTCTATTTTTAATAGCTTCTTCTGTGCAGGTTTTTAACTCAGAAAAAACATGATCAAGCTCATTTTTGTTAATCACTTTAATAGAAATCATGTTCAGTGAATATATGATGTGGTTTAAGTTGCAATGTAACTCTTTTTTTATTTTGGTGTAAACCGATTTCATTATTCTTTTTACGCTAGCTTTCAACCTTCCAGTTGAAAGTGAATAAATCGTAAAAAGAGACGAGTTGATTTTTTTTATTTGTTCATCGATTGGGTATGTGGGGATTGTAAGAATGAATCGTTCTATCTTCTTACTATCTCTAAGTGTAGCGTCAACAGAGTTATTTGTTTCTTTCATTATAACTAAAATAGCGTCTAAAATGCTGCCAGTTTTATAATCAGATACTGGGTTAACATTCGTAAGCTTATCACTTAGAACTTCAATCATCGATGAAAGTTGCGACATGTCAAAAGTTGTACCGTATGATTTATACTGCCGAATAATATATCTTTCTATGTGTGCACTTACTAAATACCAATCCATATCATGGATACTAAAGAGAGGCCATAGTAAAGCTATGATATTTTTTGTTCTCTCATGTCCGAGATTACAAAACGAAAGAATGGATAAGGTTTTAGCTGCCATTTCCAAATTATGTCTAGAGCACGATGTATATGTGTTTTTCTTTGTGTAGTTAATACTATTTTCAAGGACATTTATTAAATAATTGTATACATCATCATTGATGGATACGGAGTTTTCTTTGCCTAAGTATTTTTCTAGCAATTTAAAAATATCTTTTTCAGTGTAGCTAACTAAAATCATAAAGCATAATAGAGTGTCAAATTCTAGATGTGTTCCTTTTGTGACATAACGCAGTATGGTAGAGGCTCCCGTCAATGCTATATCTTTATATGTTGAGCTGTATAATGTTGTTATTTTATTTTTAATGGTGAATGATGAAATCCAATATAATCTGTGATAGAGGCTTGCCATCTCTTGTGTGTTAACTTTTTTATTTAGCAACCAATCTTTATCAAGATTGTAGCAATTTTTTGATATTTTTTTAAATTGATTAAGGTATAGTGTAGAGTTAAAATCCAGCCCTTGATATAAGCTTTTCTGTTTTCTCATTAAGCTATTTGGGAATTTCTCAATTAGCTCAGAGATGTTGTCATTTTTTGATAGGTAATCACTTATTCCAGTTTCAAATATTTTTGTAGACTCTTCAAATGGAATTTCTCCAGAGTAACACTGAAGTTTATTAAATGCAGACATAACTGATTTTACAAATTGTGACTTTGAAAAATAAGATGATGTTAAGCTTGAGAATAATTCTCTAGCGCTTGTTGGTTTTTTTAAATAGTAGCTGTCATATGCAGTCTTAAATATTTCATCTAGATCTATTTGCGTGGCTAATTGTGTCGACGCTAAATTTTTAGATACTAGGTCATAATTGAAAGTTGTATATTCATCTTCAAATGTGAATGTGTTTTTATTTTTAATGGAAAATTTTATGTCATATTTTATTTTGAATGAAATTGCATGAACTGGTACTTTCACTAATAACTCTCTTACAGCAGTCCTTAATTTCCTGTATGAACTTCTTGTTTTTAATAGCTCACCATCATCTAAGTTGTAAATAATAATTCCATGCTCACTATCAAGATATATTTTGTTGATTTCGCTAATGTTTAATTTATCACGTATTAACTGTACTAACATTTCAGGGTGGAATATTTCCCAGCTTGATGTTTCACTTGTCAACTCAATGGCGAAATCCTCGCTCATTACGTTTTCAATTTTTGGGGTTATTATTTCATTCAATAAATTGTAGATTGAACGGCCTGTTATAGATAACTTATCATCTGCATTTTCTGTTATGCTACATTGGTTTTTTACAAGTAAAGGGTAAACTCCTTTACTTGTAAGATGGTTTTTTTCCGCATATGAAATATTTTCATCAGTAAAAATAGTGAATGCCGGAGGCGCATCGTTTGTCCTATTTCTAACCCAACTTAGGATTAAGTTAAGATTATAATCAGTTATGCTGTATCCGATGAATATTACTACATGTGTAGAAAATAAACTCTTAACGAAATTCTCAATCAATGGAAAGTTATCTGAGTATGAAAGATAGTCTGATTCTTTAAATACAATATTTCTATGTTTAAGGTCTCCGTGCATTTTTAATATTAACTTTGACGATGGTGATGATGCTAGCTCATAGTCGGTTGATACAGGGAAATAAAATTCATTTTCTCTTGAAACTGCCTTTTCTAGTAGATCATCCCAATTCGTTGTGATGATATGCTGGGGTTTTAATTCCAGTATTTTTTTATGTAAGAGGTTAGGCTCAGAATTTGATGGGAAGAATTCATTTACTTTTCCATAGTAGGCGTTTCTTCCATATTCAATAAAATAATGCTCAGCTATTTTCAAAAAATCATTTTGGCCTCTAAAAGTATCAATAGCGCTTCTTAATACCTCTATTAGACTTTTCCAAGAAGGTAGGTTTGAGTCAAATGAGACACCTGAACCGACAAATATGCAAAGCTTATTATTATCAATTGCTTTTCTTATTATATTGAAATGTTCTTTTGTGGACATGAGATCCTCCTAAATAATTTCTCCATAAATTAACATTATTTATTAATTTGAGAAAGGCATAGCATAGTTCGCGAGCAATGCTATCCCCGCCACGCCTGCCCGCTTAATGTGTCGTTTTTAATGCAGTTGCGTGATCCATCGTGATCCGCGTCAGGACTGGTGCTACAAGACCAAAACTGGCAACGGATCACGATGCGAATTGATGCACGCTATGCATGCAAGGTGAAAATCGGGCTTAGGTAGCCCTATTTGAAGCTAGTTCTTCTGTTTTGATATTACTGACCTTAACTAATTCAGCGCAGGCTACGAGCTCGTCAGGAGTCAAATTCTCATTGATCATCAAATTCTGCAGGCGAAGAATAACAGCGTTCAACTTTAACTGATGTGAGCTGAAACGGGGTGGTTCGCGTAGTGGTATATGCATGGGGTCAGCTCTCAAGTTTGTTCATTTTATCTGGGGCAGCATTCAAGCCTGAGCTATGAGGTTCAGACTCCAGCGTGGTGCCAACTAACTCAGATATGAGCGACATAGCAATTTTAAATTCTGAATTGCTGCATTGAGCTGACTGCGAGACGTCAGCAATAAATTGTATCCGTGACAGTGTGAGTTGATTTTGTTTGATGTGTTCCACTGGTATCCTCTGCAATTACTGTATGCATATACAGTATCGGTTATAAAAATAACCTCGTCAATACTGTATAAGCGCTAACTCATTCACATGTATAGATTTTGTGACGTTTAGTCATCTGTTTTACATTTTTCCTCACCTCCTTTTTCACATATTCCATTCATCATCTGTTGAATATTGGAACGTCAGATCCCCAAAGCTCACTTTTGCCCCACGGGCGAGAACTTCCAGCTCCCAACGCTGCGGATGAATGCCTTTGGCCGTGAGGTCAGCGTGAATTTGTGGCAGGCATTGCCGTTCGGCTTGAGTCAAACGTGCCGAAGGTGCAGGTTCTGGCCGGTGCAACTGGTCGTAATTTCGCTGCCTGTGGTTCACTTTTGGCGCTTGTTCCTTCAGTAGCTCTCTAATGAGCACCACGTTACCGATGTCATCCCATGCGATTTCGTCTACAGGCGGCGAACTGATGCGTTTTGAGTCCTGTTTAGGTGCCTTATCGGCGGTTTCTTTAGTGGCTGCTTTTCCAGCGGATCCACAGTTATTGACAGGACTCCGAGGCGCGCCAGAGGCGCTTTTTAAGGTCAAAGGCTCAAGGTCAACGGCTCTAGCGACGATGCGCCATTGGGTATCGCGGGTGGTGTGAATGTGGTTTTCACCGAGATGCGGGGCGAAGATGCCCACGATTTTTTGAACGTCTTCGTCGTATTCGTTAGGTTCATCGGCAACCTTGCGAGCCACGCGCACGGTTTGTAAGTCACGAGGAACATTGGCACCACCTTGTGCCGCGATATAGGCAGCAAAATCGCCGTCTGATGCGGCAGCGCGCACGGCTTCGACGCGCTCATCAAAGCTTTCGGCCAGACTGATATAACGTAGATTTTGACTACGGCACTCGCGGTATGCGCCCATGGTCGGCACCCCAATGGCTTTAAATTGGGGAATGCGCCACGTAGACGCCCACGCGGTGACAGCGGCGGCAGTGTCTGACAACGGTTTACCGGTTTCGCTATCGATCTCGCCGTCGAGGGCATAGCCATCGATATTTTTAGCGATGTACTTGGCGATATAGCCCGCCGCGCCGCCTCGGTTGAGGTGCTTACACTCGAAGCGGTTTTCCTGTGCGCCGCGTTCGTCACCATCTTCCATCAGCGCGTAGCGCTTCATAATGGCAATGATTGAAGGGCGGTGCTTCGGTTCGCAAAACAGCATCATGTGCCAGTGAGGCGTGGCGTCGTGGTGTGGCTCGACCACGCGCATTCCGTAGACCTTTAGATTTTGGTCTTTGAACGCGGTGCGCATCTTGCTCCAGATATCGACCAAATAACGCTGGCCGTCTTTAGGTGAAAACGCTGCGTCATCCCATTTGTGATTGAGCTGCACGCGGATGTTGTCTTTCTTACCCGTTTTACGCATCGGGTGGTATTTCGAGGGCGTGGTGATAGTCAGGAACATGCCGACGTGTTTCATGCTGGCCGCGTATTTCTCGATCCCCGCGATGGTGCTCATGAGTTCCATACGACGGATTTCAGGATTCGAGATACTGGCCATCACTTTATCGATCAGGGAAAAACGCTCGCCGGTGTCAACGTTCTCCAACTCGCAGGACTTCAGATATTCCATATTCGCCAAGCGGCGAGCCTGCACATCACGGATCGCCTGTTTGCTGGCATAGCCGGATTTATTGCAATGTACTTCACCAGCGGCAATCAGTAATGCCTCACGCCACTGCGTGCGCTGGGCTTTGAGCTGGCTAATCCACCATTCATCATTTATCAGACGCGCAATGCTGGAGAACGCTGAGCGGATATCCAGCGTGCCTTTGCGGTATTTCGTCCAGTTCAGCGGGGTGATGTTGAAAGCGCGAGCTGCGCCAGCAACGTGGCCGTAAATCTCGGCCTGTGCTTCGTCGGTGAAAAGCTTCTCTTGGGCGCTGTGCAGTAAAAACGCATCGCTAAGTTCTTCGTAAGCTGAAAAGAGTTGTCCCGCGATACGGCCAGCGAGGCGTTCAAGCTCACGATCGTTCATGCCGGGTAAACGGCGATAAATGTCGCCTTCTGACATAAAGCGCTGTGAGGCATTGAGGTTCATGGCGAACTTGCGGTTAACGATATCAAGACGCGGCCAGATGCGCGGCTCAACGGTAAACACCAGAAACTTATTCGCTGCGTGCAGGCTTTTGTTCTTCAGTAGCCACGCATGGCGGTTTAGTAGAATGGCGCTCAGAAAACGTGGTAGGGAATCGATACGACGCAAAACAGCTTGCCCTTGCTGGTATTCGGCAAGGGTAAGCTGTCTTTCTCGGCCTATCGCTTTTTTAGGCGCGTTCCATGGGTAAAGGCCGACGAAGGCGTCGGCTTGGGTTCTGGTAAACGGTGGCGGCGGCGAGGGGGCGATGCGCCCCCGATGAGGTTGACTCATGCGCGAAAATGCTTGCGTGTGAGTTCGCGGATCTGCTGGCAGTGAATGCAACACTGCACACCGGCGATAGCCGTGCGGCGCGCTTCAGGGATTGGGGCGTCGCAGTCTTCGCAGAAGTGGGCTGATGCGCCAACAATTTTGCCACGTGCGTTTTCAATTTGAGCCTCAAGCACGTTTTCTTCACGAGCCTGAGCAATATCAATCCAGTCAGCCATTAGTGCATCTCCCCGATGAGGTTCTGGATGCGCTCGGCTTCCTGACGCAGCAATTCGGCAGCATCGCGACCGCTCATCTCATGGGTAATGATGTGACCGGCCAACTTATTCATACGCGCAGAAACCTGTTCGGCTTGATTACGACGCTCATCAATACGGGCGTCATTTAAGGCTGTCAGCAACTGAGCGCAGTGCGATGGTGTTTTTTGAACTTCAATGTTTTGCATAGTGTTTTCCGTTTTTAGGCAAAGGAATGCCCGGCGAGTGGTTACGCCTGTTAAATGAATAGGGTTAATTAGTTGAAATAGGTTTCAGGTTTGACCGAGGTCAGAATGTCCGGTACATCGGCGAACATATTGAGCAATTCACGGATCGCTTTAAGCACTTTGTCGCGCCAAGCGCAGGTCTCATCCTCAATGCGCCAAACCGGTTGATTGAATTCGGCCTGTGTTAATCCAGCATGAAGAAATAACGTTTTGCGCACACTAATCGGCAAGCGCTGAACATAGGCGGCGTTGCTGATGGCATGTTTGCGGTATTTGGCAAAATGGCTGCGCAGTTCGTCCAGCGCATTAATCACACGCTCACGTTCAGAGTCATCCAGTTCAGACAAACGCAATAACGCATGGCGTTTTTTCAGTCCAGCATGAAAGCAAACTGTCGAGCGATAGCGTTCTGGCATGGCATCATAGAACTGGCAGCTTTCTTCCCAGCGCGAACTGGCAAAGTGTTTCCCGATAAGCGAACGCAGACGGATCGGTATCGTGTGTACGTGTTCAGAACTGAAAGCTAAACGTGGGTTCATCGTGTTGCCCTCCGTAGTAACTGAGTGAAGGCGTCTTTTGGTGGCGTCCAGCGACGGCCATCAGGGCGAATAATGATGCCTTGGCGTCCTTTGCCATGGCGGATCTCAACAGGGCTGCTTGGGCGGTCTTGCTGACGACGTAATAGCGGGGTGATAGAAACGGGCGTGTCCATGAAATACCTCACATGAGACCGGGTAAATTGCCATTGGTGAGCAAATCGGCTGTGGTGGAGAGCACCGGCACCGAGTGAAAACGCTCTTCAACGGCATAAGCAAACAACATCAGATCGCGAACGGCTTTATTCGCTCGCGCTACGATGGCGTCTTTACGTGTTTTAGTTAGGCGAGCTCCTGATATTAATTGCACTGATTCACCAGCTAACTCACCGGCTGCGGCGCTGATTTTTAGCGCCTGCACAGGAATATTGGTTTCTTCTTGTTGATAATCCATTGGTAGAGAGGGCAAACGCCCAAGCTCCGCGAGAGCACCATCAACCAACGTGTAATTCTGCGTTGCATGTGTGATGCGTAACAGCTCAACGGCGGTAAGTTCGTGCGGCTGCGCGGGGTTGAGCTTATTACGCAATGTTTGGGGATTCATGCCGATAATCTCGGCTATTTCCTTTATTTCGACAGAATTGGCGAACCGTCGCAGAGCCGAATCCCAATGTGTATGTTTGGCCGTTCCTTTTGCAAACATGGCAAAATCTCGTATAAATTTGAATAATCGAATTACGGTTTAATGTAACGGCACTTGATCGCTTGCTGCCGATTCTTCTCTCGCCACGCTTCAAGATTGATTAAGGCATTTCCGTGCTTAGTCATAGTGATGTTTTTGCCATTGCGTTCTTGAGTGACTGAAGTTGTAGGCGTTGGGGCTAGCAGTACAACGCCATTGCTAATCCACTTCTCAAGCACTGAGCTGCTGATGTCGTTGACTTTAGCGAAGGTTTTTTTGTCAATTGTCGGGGCACTAAATGTGGCAACAGCTTGCTCCATTGACGCCTCAAGCACGGTGCTTATGGCTGGAAGTAGTTGTGCAACAAGCAAATTGATTTGCTGATCTGTTAATTGAATCGCATGTGTTGAAGGTGTGGACGTTGCATTTTGCTGATCCATAAAGCAAGATCTCCTGTTAACTGTGTTCTATCGTATTGCATGTGGTGTGTAGTTACTTTAGTTCGCATTTATTGATGTGTAAATAACTTTATTTGATTTTAGGTGGCTAAAAGTGACTACTGACTCTCGTGATGTGACCTCTGTTCTAGAGCGAGTGCTCTCTGCGTATGGCTTTACCATGCAAAAGGAACTCAGCGAAAAGCTTGGTATTGCGAGCAATAACATCAGTAGTTGGCTTAAGCGCGGCAGTGTTCCAGCTAGCGTTTTAGTTCAATGTGCTATGGATACCGGTTCTGATGTGACGTGGTTAGTTACTGGTGAGTTTGCAAAATCGAATCTAAATCAAAATGCTGGTGAAGCATCGTTTTTATCTGGTAAGGCGTTGCATGAAAAGATTTTGAGCTCGGGGGGGAAACCTGTGCTAAAACGAATTCTTGATGCGTACGGTTTCGACACACAAAAAGAGTTAGCCGACTACCTTGATATCCCGACTGCAACAATCAGCACTTGGGTTCGTCGGGATTATTTTCCCGGAGATGTAGTGATCGCTTGTGCGTTACAGACTGGTAAGCCCTTAACATGGCTAGCAACTGGTGATAGTTCGTCAATCTTTTTTAATGATTCGAATGGAAATCGCATAGACTATAAAATAAAAAGATATCAACTAGTTTCAGGTCATTTAGAACTTACTGGGGATATTGTTATTGATCCTCTGCTTATATCCTCAAAAATAGAACACAGCGACCTTTTTTGTGTAGAGAAAGGAAATACTATTTCGGTTATACACAAAAGTAATAATGAAGTTTCAAATGGCTCATGGTTATTAGACGTGGATGGCTCTGTTGATATTTATAATGTATCAAAAAGGCCAGCAAAAAAAATTAGCCTGTCAAATTTGCATGGTGAATTTGTTTGTGAAATCAGTGATGTATCGCCAATTGGAGTTGCAGTAGTTATCATTGAGAAAATAATATAAATTACCAACTTATCTGAGCGAAAATTATGCCCCCTGTAAAACTTTATCGATTTAGACCTCTTGATAGCTTATTGTTTGAGCGGGAACTAGATGCTCTAGATAATAGTTATCTTTATGCTCCTCCATTTTCAAGTATGAATGATCCAATGGAAGCATTCTATGAGCTCGATGACTTGGAAGATAGCTTGTTTAAAAGCCTGTCTGGTCACCAGCATGGCATGATGGAACAAATGTATAAGAATATACATGCGGTATTTGAACGTTGTGGTTTGGTTTCTTTTTCAACTAGTCACATGGATCTTCCCATGTGGGCATATTACGCCACAAATTTTTCAGGTATGTGCTTGGAATTTAAAACAGAGTTTCTAACAAATATAAGTGATTTTCAAAATGAACCGCTTGTTAAAGTTGAATATGGAATAGATACTTTGCCTCCTTTAGAGCTATCTAGCCTTAGTAACGATAGTTTCAAAAAGGAAGCAATAAAACGGTTAAGCAGAAAGCGCATCGAATGGGAGCATGAGAAAGAATGGCGACTAATCACAGGTGAAATCGGAAGAAAATATTATACTGATGACTCTTTAACTGCCGTATACTTTGGCCCTAGAGCAAATAAAAAATATATTGAAACGGTTTGCGAAAAATTGAAAGACAGGCCAGTAGATATCTACCAAGGAATCATTAAAGCATATGATCTTCAGTTTAGGAAAATACAGTCTGCTGAGTACTTAATTCGGGTAGGAAAAGGGGAGTGTGATTTGAGTGTTTTGGAATATGAAAAAGAAGAAATAATGGATTTTTTAGACTGTACGGAAGAAGAATTACTCAAGAAAATATCGTCAGTTTGCCAAAGGCCTAATATCGAAAAAATATTTCTAGGTGGATTGTCTGTGACATATAATGCTATCTATCTCCCAGCGGTATATAAGCTGAGAAATGGACGCAAAGTTAGCAAGAATATATATTTAGATAAAAAATTAAATGAGGTTGTAGATGCAAGAAAATGAAATGTCGTTTTCATTCTTAGAAAGGTTAAAGGATTATTTTTTCACGAAAAAACACACATCTCTTAGCCCTGATGTTGATAGTTTAGCGTTAGATTTTTTTAAGTGCTTCTCAACGTTTGAATTTTCACTCAAGGCAGGTGGTTTTTTAAAAGGACCAATAAATAATAACGATAATTATAATGCAGAGCCAAATTGGCACACATTTTCAGTTGATGAGCGTGTGATAACGTGGTTTGATGATGAATGGAAAAAAAATCCTGATTTCAAGAAATCAGTGGATTATATTTTAAGCAAACCACCACATAAACAAGTAGTTTCCGATGGAAAACTGAAATGGATTACGGCTTTGCCGTCAGATAAAAGAGCATGCGTGCAAATTTTTGAGGTTTATATACCTAGAATTAGAAATAATCTATTTCATGGCGGAAAATATGTATCTGGCGATCATGGTGTGTTTAATTGGGATGACTTCTCAAGAACTAAAGAATTGCTTCAACACTCTTTAGTGATTCTATATTCTGCAATTGATGTGATTCCTGAGGTTAGCGAAGTACATAACAATTCATTCTAAGCGTGTTGTGTATGTTTGTAGGATAAGTAACAAACATTGACTACTGTTTTTATATCCAGTAAAACTGCGCCAACTCAAATGATTGGTGCAGTGAATGTCTGTTCGAAAACTCCCCTCTGGTAAATGGCTTTGCGAGTGTTATCCAAATGGTCGCGAAGGCAAACGCGTTCGTAAGCAGTTTTCTACAAAAGGTGAGGCTATCGCCTTTGAAGCTTTCTCCATGGAGCAGGCCAAATCTAGGCCTTGGCTCGCAGATAAAGACGATAAACGTAAATTAAGCGAACTTATTACCCTATGGGATCGCCTGCACGGTTGTTCACTGAGCGATAGAAGTGGCCGTATAGCTAAGCTGAACATTATATGCGGTGGATTAGGTGATCCCATTGCCTCACAAATCACACCGAGAGATTGGGCGCATTATCGTGATCGGCGGCTGCGTGGAGAAGTTGATAATGGCTATAGCGTCAGACTTGAGACTCGTAAGGTAAGCACAGGAACGGTCAACATTGAACAGGCATACCTACGTGCGGTGTTTAATGAGCTCAAAAGGCTGGGTGAGTGGAGCTATCCAAACCCACTAGAATCAATACGCGAGTTTGAAACCGCAGAACGGGAGATGTCTTGGCTAACAGATCGCGAGATTGCTAGGCTTCTAGCAGCGTGTGAGCTACATGGTAATCCAGAACTAACTCTTATTGTCCGCTTATGTTTATCGACTGGTGCACGCTGGAATGAGGCTGCGCACCTAAAAGCCTCCCAGTTGTCGCCAACTAAAGTCACCTATATCAATACAAAAGGTAAAAAGAACCGCACGGTTCCGTTAGCAAAAGAACTTTATGATGATTTAGTCAATTGGGAAAACAAACCTTTTGCACCCTGTTACAAGCAATTCTATCGGGTGGCTAGATTGGCTGGGCTAAATTTGCCAAAAGGGCAGATGACACATGTACTTCGTCATTCGTTTGCAAGCCATTTTATGATGGGCGGTGGCAACATCGTCGTGTTACAAAGAATACTTGGACACTCTGATATACGTATAACCATGCGTTATGCACATTTTGCTCCTGACCACCTAGAAGATGCGATTCGGCTTAATCCGTTGACCCGCCTGAATGGCGGCAAAATGGCGGCGGAGGTTGCAAAAGGGTAG